AATGTACGCACTTCAATCCGACCATAACAGCGAAAACATGGTTGGGGTCTCCGCCGCCCTGTACATCCGACTTTCAAAAGAGGATGATAGTTGGCATGAGAGCGAAAGTGTAGTAAACCAACGTAGCTTGCTACGGGATTTTTGTAAAAAGCATCGTATTTACGTTTATGATGAGTATGTAGATGACGGGTACAGCGGCGGCAACTACGACCGCCCATCATTCCAACGGATGATTAACGACATAGAAGCCAAGCATGTTAATTTGGTTATCACAAAGGACATGTCACGGTTCGGCAGAGACTATATTCAGACAGGTTATTATATGGAGCGTTACTTTCCTGAAAAGTCTGTCCGTTACATATCTTTGTTGGACGGCATCGACACAGGGCAAGACCTTTCCGCTAACGATATAACCCCGTTTCGTGCAATAATAAAGAGTATGTGATGATAAAGAAGGGTAAAATTGTTGCTTCTACACAACCCGACAAACCTTTAATATTTCCCACGCTTTGCCGTCTGCTTCTCTGCAACGGCTTTTATTATTTTCTTGCTTGTGTCAGCCGTTGTATAGAAACCGTCCGTAGTAATGAATTGTGTTCCGTGTTTTTCCAAACCAAGTAACCAATTCCCAACCAGAAGATAATTCCGTCCTATGCGTGAAATGTCACGGGTGATAACTACATCAATTTTACCCTGCTTTATATCATCGTCCATTTGCATAAACGCCGGGCGGTCAAAGTTGCAGCCAGTGTAGCCGTTATCAGAATACTCCGTGACACTTGAGTAGCCTTGCTCTACCACGTACCCCTTAACAGCTTTACGCTGTAAATCAATTTCATCCCCGTGCAGACTTTCATTAGCAAGTCTAAGATACACAGCAGCCTTGATTTTACCGTTTTGCATTTTCCCCGTCCTTTCTAGCACAACCCCACATACTTATAAAAAATCCGCACATCTTGAACCTTAACGCCGTCCACTACTTTTTTCTCGCCAATTTCAATTTTCTCAATCAGACTTTCAAGCAAATCCCTGTCCACTTCCTCGGTTGTGGATTTTTCTTTTATAAGCCCAATCCAGCGGTTGATGTCGTTAAGTTTTGCCTTGGCGTGTTCTGCCGTTTGTTCCAGCAAGGAAAGCCTGTCCGTAGCTTCAAGTCGCTGTGCTTCAATTTTGTTAGCCAATGGGGTAAATGTTTCTGCTGAAATTTCGCCGGAAAGTTTATCCCCATAAAGCTGTTCTAATTGCATTTCTAAAGTATGAAGTCGTTGTTCAAGTTCCCGGCGTTCTTTGGTTATATCAGTCTTTGATGCCCTGTGAGAACCTATTAGATTTTTTTGCAAATACTCCAATATCCTATCCTCGTCCAATGCAATTAGCTTGGCGTGTTCCTTAATATGAGAAAGCACCAGCTTCTTTAGATTGGTTTCAGAAATAGTGTGTGACGAGCAAACCGCTCTGCCGCTTGAAGTATGTTCCCGGCAATAATAAGCCCCGTACCGTCCTTTGCCATAGTTCTTAATTGACATACGATAACCCATGCTAGTGTGACAACCAGCGCAAACCATAAGTTTTGAAAAAAGGCTTGTTTGCTGTTCACGGGCATTGTCGGCGTTACTTTTGGCTTTCTGGTTGACTTGTTGAACCTTATCCCATAAAGCAATATCAACAATCGGAATGTGGGTATTTTCAGTGCGAATCCACTCACTCTCATCACGGCCTATTGTGCGTCCGTCACGATGGGATAGCGTTTTGTTTTTGAAAGCTACGGTATGTCCGAGATACAACTCATTTTTTAATATCGCTTTAACGGTCATATCCTTCCATATGGGGGTACAGTCAGTTCTTTTTGTTTCACGGCTCTGCCTTTGGAAGTAATACAACCTTGGCGGTAGAATTTTTTCCTTGTTTAGAAGCCCTGCAATTTTAGCGTAACCCATACCTGTAGCCCTAATTTCAAAAATCCGCTTAACCACCCCAGCAGCATAATCATCTACAATTAACCGTGTATGCTCATCTGGATTGCGGTCATATCCGTAAGGTACTGCACCAGACAATTTCTGCCCGTCTTTTGCTTTTGCCGTAAGCACAGACTTTATGCGGTCACTAAGATTTTTGAGGTAGTAATCGTTCATAGCATTTAAGAACGGCATTATGTCATTCTCGCCTGTTTCTGTATCAATTCCGTCCGATAATGCCACAAAACGGCAACCGAGTGAGGGTAATTCTTCTTCCAGATACTTTCCTGTTTCAAGATAGTTTCTGCCGAAGCGTGATAGGTCTTGCACTAGAACAAGATTTATAATCCCTTGCCGTACATCGTTCATCATATCCTGAAAACCTTGGCGATTGAAGTTACCGCCTGTTGCCCCGTTGTCGATATACGTTCTTGTTTCAACCCAACCGGGCATCATATCAATAAACTTTGACAACATAGCTTGTTGATTTTCGATACTTAGCGAATCTTCACCAATGTAAGCTGTATTTTCACGGGAAAGACGAATGTAAACGCCAACTTTGTATAACTTGATACTCACGGCTACACCGCCGTTCTAGCGGTATGTGATGGTAAATCGTCTGTGCTTAGGTGTAGCCTTTCAACATCACCTACATAGTTGTACACTATTCGTATGTCGCAAATACGCTTGTTGCCTATAATTTGTGCTTCATGTACAACAATCTTGTCAATCAGAAGCAACAGCGTTTCGGAATCCAGCGTTTCTAATTTCGTGTACCGCTTCATCAGCGTAGCCCATGTGGAAGCGTTATCCGTATTTTGCTTCATGGTTCTAATTCGGCTTTCCAGCGTTTCAACTGCCTGTAAACGGTCAACTCGTTCCTGTTCGTATTTCTGAATCTGCCGCTTAAACATACTTTCAGGTACTACGCCTGTTACTCTGTCCTCGTACAGATTTTCAACAATCAGGTCGAGTTTAGCAATTTGCTTTTTGTGGGCTTCCAGTTCACTTTGATATGCCGCTTTGTATGATACGGCTTCATTGGTTTGTGCAGAAAGAATATTTTCAATTATTCGTTCCTCATTACACTCAACCATCAGGGCGTGTCTGCGGATATGCTCCACAACCAAACTGATTAGGGCGTTTTCGTAAATGCCGTGGCAAGTGCAAGCAGATTTTCCGCTTCTGGCGTAGTTATTACATATATAAGAAACATATTTGTATTCTTCGCCGTTTTTACGCTTGCCCCTGTCTACATTTGAACGCATTTTGAAATCACAATCTGCACAGTGGAGTATACCCGTGAAAAGGTTCGTTCCACCATCCTTGCGTCTGCGTGGGCGATAATTCTTATGGGTAAAATTTTGCACCCTATCCCACAATTCACGCTCAATAATGGGCGTGTGTGTTCCTTCTGTTCTTATCCATTCTTCTTGCGGCTTACCAACCAACTTATTGTTTTTGTAAGATACTGTGCCAACCTTACCCTGAACAAGATTACCGATATAGGCTTCATTTCGGATAATGGTTTTTACAGTGCTTTCATTCCAAAGACGATTAGTTACAATGGGATTTTTACGTTTCCTGTTTTGATAGTAATATTCCCGTGGTGCTGTAACGCCGTCCTCGTTAAGTTTACAGGCGATTGCTCTAAATCCCATGCCGCTTGCCCTCATTTCAAATATGGAACGTACTATAGGGGCGGTATTTTCATCAATTACAAGCCCGTGGCGGTTGCTAGGGTCTTTCATAAATCCGTAAGGTGCGTAAGTGCCTAAGAATTTGCCGTGTTCGGCACAAATACGCTTTGCCGCCTTAACTTTCTTGCTGGTTGATTTGCTGTGTTGTTCGTTGAACCAGTTACGAAAAACCATCATATCATCTAGCTTCTCGTTAAGGGAAATTAACTCACAGCCATGTTGGGGCAAGAACACTTCCGCAAGGTTGCCGACTTCCAAATAATTCCTACCTAGCCTTGAAAGGTCTTTTATAAGGATTGTATTGATAAACCCTTGTTTGACATCAGCCATCATACGCTGGAAAGCCGGACGGTTTTGGTTAGTGCCTGAAAAGCCATCATCAACGTATACTTCCTTTAATTCCCACCCCATCTCTTTTACGTGTTTTGTGAGCATAAGTTTCTGGTTTTCTATTGAAACCGATTCACCAGCCCGTGCGTCCTCATTGCTTAAACGGACGTATATGCCAACGTAATGTTCCTTTTGTTTTGCCATAATCAAAACCTCCATATAATGGCAAAACACAGGGTCAGAAGTTTTGCTTCGCAAAACCCGCCTTCAGCAACCCGGTTTCTTCCGGGTTCTACTTGGCTATATGATTTTACGCCCTAATTATAGCGCGCTTGTTTTCATAATGCAGCCCATTTTATGCTTGCCGTTGAAAAAAATTATCTTGATATATGCCCCACACAAAATTGTCTAACATTCGACACAGGCAGTATTTTCATGCCGTAGGATTTTTCTGATTGTTAAATCTTCCAATGCTTTAGCAAGGTCAATTTCCCCCTTGTATTCGCTGGTGACACGGTATAGGGTCTTGCCAATTTTCTTTTCATGGTATGTAGTGACAGGCTCACTACTTTTATTTTCAGTTGCTGTCATAACCTTTTCTCCTTTCGAGAGGTTTATATAAAATATGATTTTCCGGCTTGTATAAATTCCCAAAAATAGAAAAGGCAAAACCCATCCCCCAACGGGAACAGGCTTTGCCTTACGAGGTCAGCCCTTTTGCAATTTTTATCGTATTCAAAAACGGCTCGAACAGTTACGTCCGATTGAAACCTCAATCATATGCAGGGCAATAGAAATACGCCCTGCACATTGTTTGAATCCTCAATCTGCTTGCTGGGGTTATAGCTTTTTTGAATCCATACCAAAAACCCCAAACAACAATCCCTGCCTAACTTTACAAAAATCACAGTTATCCTTTATATCTTGCCAGCCTTGCTTCACAACTACATAGCCGCTTTCCCTAAAATCGTTCTCACACCTACGGCATAAAACCAACGTCATTAACTCGCCTTTTGGGGAACGCCTTTTTTCCAATCCTACGCATACTTCTAGGGCTTGGTCGATTTCAGCTTGCACTTTTCTGCCGATATGCCCTATGTAACCGCTAATGCGCGAGCGGTCAATAGTTCGTATTTGCTCCACCAAGGCTAGTGAATCAGCTTCAAGCCCATATACATCAGGAATCAATACGTGTGTTGGTAAAGGATTTTTGTTTATGTTGCGCGTCAGCGGTACAACTACTGTTGTGGGGCTGTATCTGTTTCCCAAGTTATTCTGCACGATTAAGGCTGGACGGTTATCGCCCTGTTCAGAACCAACTATAGGATTTAGGTCAGCATAGTAAATATCCCCACGCCTAATAGGTTTCGTTTTCATACTTCACTTCCATTCCATATATAGATGTAAAAACAGTAAAGCCCGTCAAAATGGCAACGGGCTATACTGGTAAAAAAGTAAATATATATGAAGGGCAAACCACAAAATCAATCTGCCCGTTTTTGTATTTTCCGTTGTGCTGTATTTGCCACGCACCCCAGCACAGGGAATATTCCAAACCGCTTTTAGTCAAAAGCGTCATAATGCCAATCAGCCGTCTAATGATTACAACGGTATAATTCGCACTCTCCACATATTGATGTCGAGTTGCCCCCATTGCTTGCGACGCTTTTAACGCTCGGACTATGGCTGGGCAAAAGTATCATTATTTCCTTCTGTGGATTATGGCGTAAGCCGTACTAATAGGCTTTTTGGGGCATTACAGTTATCGCAGTACAGAATTTTATAAATGCTGTACTATGGCGGTGCTGCCCTGTCGCTTCCCCTCACGGGACACAGTTAGAAAGTATTTGGGATATTGTATATGACCGCTCAACAACGGTGTTTTTCAAGGTGCGTGTCGAGGGCATACAATATCCCTCTAATATAAATCCTAATTCGCAAGCCACTTGTTCACCCCCTAAACGAAATTTTTTTAATTTATTTTTCCGCAACAAAAAAAACGGCCACATTTTAGTAACCGCTTTCTGTTTGGCAAGTGCCGTTATTCCTGATGTTTGCTGGATTCTGCTGTATCTGGATGGATATATACTATCTGTAGATTCTTTTTGATTGCATAATTTACTGTCTGCACCAAACCGCTTCTATCGCTCTTGTCTTGGTCGTATATCGCTACAAGGTATTGGGTGTTATCTACCATGTAATAATTAAGCCGCTTGTACGCCACGGGCGAAAACTTTCTGCTTATTATTTCCTGTTTATCGCATTGGCTCAAAATATGTTGATACCGCTTTTTCTGTCCAGCAGTAAACCGTTCGGAATGGTCGGGAAAAGGTACGGCACAAAATAATTCAATGTCTAAATAATCCGGCTGTTGCTTCAAGTCAAGTATTATTTCTGCCGCCCATGTATCCACGCCAACGGCACAGCCCACATAAAAAAGCCGTACCCCTTCCGAATACAGTATTTTAATCTGCTCTGTAATTGCTCCCTTTACTGATTGACATAATGGGGCTTTTTCGTTGTATTTGAACTTAAATCGTTGCGGATTATGTCCTGTAATCATACAAGATTTTTTACTCATTATTTTTCCTTTCTATGGCATGATAGGTCTGTTTGCATTTATAGGTTATTATAGCTTGGTCTGATTGCACCTACAATACTTTCATAGCCATATTTTGGCTCTAGGTAAGCGAGGTGCTGTTATGGATTATTTAGATATTGGTCGGCGTATTCGTGCCGAACGTAAGAAGCAAAACATATCGCAAGACAAACTGGCTGAAATGGCCGGGTGCGGTACGACACACATTAGCCACATAGAAACAGGCAATACAAAGGCCAGTATGAGAATCTTTATTGCTATTGTAAATGCCTTAAATTTGTCTGCTGATGAGTTGCTACGCAACCACTTAGATAAAGTAAAACATATTTTGGTTGGGGAATTAGCCGAAATTGTGGAGGATTGCACTGATGAAGAAACTCGAATTATCGCTGATACAGCCAAAGCCCTCAAAACAAGTTTACGCACGAATATTAAAAAATAAACAAAGAGGAATCACACCATAGGTTTTACCCTAAATGTGATTCCTCTTTTGGTTTACTGCTTAATTAATATAACACCGTTGCAAGGTTATAACCAATCCTTCAAGCTATCACGTAGCTTGTTGATTATTTTGCGGTTTCTCTTGTTCACGGTCTTTAGTGATAGGCTTAGAGCTTTTGCCGTTTCACGTTGGGTAAGTTTGTCATAGTAAATGCAATTTACTAATTGACGTTCTTCATCGTCAAGATTCCGCAATGTTTCCTGTAAACACGCCAGAAGTTCAGACTGTTCATAGGCTTCCACTGCATTGCCTGTGAGTTCATCACAAACCTCATACAGCGAAACGTGTTTATTTTTGCTTCGGGTACGCTGGTATTCCTCACGGTTATCTGCTTTATATAGTTCACTGTCAACAGGAACGTCTACCAACTGCTTACGTCCATGAACAGTTACGCTCTGCTTCCTATGCTTTTTCATAGGGCTTGTCCTCCTTTCTTCAAAAATTCAGAAGAAAGGAGGATTCACGGGTATTTGGCGATATAGCATTGCCAAACAAAAAGGCAGCCGATTCTACGGGGTTTCGTAAAATCGACTGCCATAATTAGGGCATTAAGAAGGCCGCCGAGGGTGACATATCTTTTACATGGCACTCTCATTGTCTTATGTTTTGTGGGCTGTTCAGGAGCAGCAAGACAGCGAAACGTCTTAATGCCGTGGATAGAAATATCCATAGCATAAACTCCTATGTCCTATGTGGACAGCGCACAGGCATTGGTAACTGCCAAGCCGATACGATTTTTTATATTTTTGAAGCGGTTGTGGTATTCGACTGGCTGTTATGAGGAATCAATGCCTACACCTCCATAAATGACAAAATATGTAATTTCATTAAAGGTTTCTAAAAATCTTGTCGAAGCCAAAAAAATAAGGCGGCCTTGATTAGCTTTACGCTTTTCAAGACCGCCTATTGCACTATTTATGCAAATTTGCTGGAGATATATCTTCTTGTATTTATGCTTATACCAATACATTATTCTAAACCTCCTGTTGGTAAAAAAAAGCCGATAATTGTGATTAACTCACAAGTTATCGGCTCTGCGTCGAAGCGTCCGGCTCGTTGATAACTGAAACATTAAAGTGCTTTACGTTTACTAAACTTACATTGTCACATTTACGGCAAAATAGCGGAAAT